TCTTCTCGAGTTAAGTGGTGCACCTCTATCACAGGCATGCTCTGGACATCGTCTCCCCAGGGCGCCCAATAAAATTTGTATGGGTCTACTCTCTCCCACTCGTCACGAACTACGTTCGTGGGAACTAACCCGCCGTCAGCCCACGTTAAAGTCTTCCTTTTCCTAGGAACAGGCCCTTTAAGTACCGCGTAGGGGTACGTAGCCACGTCGTTAGTAAACTCGAACAACGCCTTAATGAACCCGCCCTCTATGAGCTGGTCCTCCATTTTCTTTTCCATGCGGTCGACACGCTTTTCCGCCTCGAACTTCATTTCCCGCAGAGCTGTGTCTTTCATCCCGGACGCTAAATGGTTTAGCTCATCCGGATTTATCTGAGGTCCGCCCTCAGCGTAGTATTGCTGTAGGTTCTGCTGCATTATCGACTGCAGTCGGTCCAATACGTCGGAAGGAACCTCCGGAACAGGCGTTGCTGAGATAGACCAGGGTTTGTCCGCCCCTGTACCCAGTAAGGTATCCCTTAACCACGCAGTTGCCGTACGACATTTCGTGCTGACTACCCCCATAAATATCTCAGACCCGCCTTGGGCCTTAATTTCAGCTAATTTAGCCGGAGGGTACTCCATATTTCGGGCTCTAGCAGTTTCCGTTAGTCTAGACTCGATGTCCTTCTTTTTATGGTCGCGCATGATTTCCCACCGTCTACGGGTGTGGGACGCGAGTCCTTGCGTAAGAGGTGCTTGCTGCTTAGATTCAGACGCTCTTTTAGCCTCCTCTTCTAGGTCAGATGCTCTAGCTACTGGAATGAGTGCCGGTCCAAGATTCATAAATTCGTTAACTTCCCTATAAAAATACCTAGCTGGTGCTAGGTATACACTAAATTTAACGCTATGTCCACCCTCCGGACGTTATTTTTTTAATTTCACGCCTATTACCCCCGTTTAGAGCTCCCCCGAACACCTCTCCTCCGTCCGCATGCAGGCAAATGTACTGAAACGCGTCCGCTATGTCCGACCACGGGTGTGATTTCTCGGGTTTTTCGTCCTTAACCCCTTTTGTGTTTATTTTGTACCTATATTTCCCTGCCAACGCCTGGATTAGAGGTAACCCCGCGCTCGGGTCCACAATAAGGCCGTACTTCCCGTCCACTATGCGCGTAAGAAATTTCTCTACCGCTGCGATACGGGCTGCCACTGAGTTCGTCCGCGCCGGTTTAACTAAAAATCCTTCCGTTTTGTATATATCTGCTACAGTCCGCTCGTCTGTCTGGGCCCTCTGGAACGCTGCAGGGTCAATTACCACTATCGACTTCCGCCCGGGGAACTTATTAGACATTAAAGGCTTCAATTTCTCCCTTACGAACCGCAGGGCCCCCATCTCTTCGGACACCAATGCGTTATATATTATCAATCGTCCATCGTAACCCAGCTGCCCTATCACTGCTGCGGGTGTTAATCCCGCATCAATCCCTATCAACAGAGGGGCGTCGTTCACCATCAGGGGTATCTCATGCTTCCCCACGTGGTTAGCCCTATCGAACGACCGAAATACTGGCTGCCCCGACAGCGATTTCCCGAACTGCGCGTGTATGTACACGGCTATCCAGTCTTCTGTCTTCCCCTGTGCCAGGTTATCGTAGTAATCATCCGGTAAATATTGTGTCCAGTCGGCCTCAGGGGCTAATCCCGAGGGTTGTATCGTTACGTGACAGTTATCAGGAGGCTCAGAAAGTATATCCTCCCAAAACGTATCCTGGTCCGGGGGGTTTGTCATCCCCCACAGGTGCGCGTTCGGTCTCCCGTCCTCTGTTTTACACCCTACAGTATTCATCATTTTATCGGGGTAGCGCCCCAACCGCCCCTGCGCAGCGTTAAATATGTCCGGGTGTATTTCTCGGAACTCATCGAATATAAAGAAGCTTGCCTGTAGTGAGAGCAGTCGTCGAACGTCATTCGCGTCATCTAAACCCCGGAACAGGACCTCGCACTCGATATCCCCCACTTTTATAACGAATTTGTACTCCGTTTTCAGGAACGAACCCATTACGCCGTCAGGTATCCACTTCATGAAGTCCGGTATAGATGTATCCCGCAGCTGCTCGCGTGTATTACGAACCCATATGGCCCTTGACCTGCGCACCCCGTCCTTACACGGTGCCATTACAGCGGCGTGGTGCAGTATTTTCATGATACCGGCTGTTGTCTTCGTTGACCCAACAGGGCCTACTGCCAATGAAATGAACTTTTCGGAGTAGAAGAACGCATCTAGAGAGGATATAACTTCAAAATTAATCTCGTGCGCGGGTTGGGGTACGGTGCTAGCTGCTGTCATGACTCTACCGGGGTACTAGACCCTTCGATAACAAGATCATCCGTATTATCTTTAGCCCTAGTTATATTGATTACGACCTGCTGCCCCACGCCGGTATCGTTTTTTGCGTCGGGCTCCAAATTGCCCATTTTGTTCAGGAGCTTTTGAAACTCGATCCTTGTGGCTGGGTTAATCGTGGAGTTCTGCATGTGGCGAAACAGATTATCCAGGTTGACAGCTCCCATAAGGCGAGCGAGGGTTTCCATCTTCGCAGGGTCTTCCTCAATCATCTGCAGTTGCCCGCGAGACAAGATCGACTTATGCGCGAAATCAGGGTTCGTAAGTTTATCTACTTGGTTGCTCATATATGTACACGTGTGGACAAGTTGCCTTCATTATAAATCTATTTGTGGAAACGTGTAGGGGATTTTTGCGGGGCGCTATATGGGGGTCAAATTGAACTGTTTATAAAAGTGGGGGGTGTGATGTATGGACTACCTAAGCTGGCCCCCACACCCCCCCGCCCCCTCGGTCACTATCCCCCCTCTCTGACTCAAATTCCATAAGTGAACGGAGTCTTCACCACGTGATCGCTTCATTCAAAACCGCTCTTTTACAATCGGTGGCGTTATGACCCATCGCAGTCTGACTGACTCAAAACAGTTATGTGTCCGGCATTATCCGAATGGGTGCGATCTTACAAATCGAACCACAAAGACTTCAAAGACTCCCTGTACACCATAGTTGCGACTGTTTGACCGGTAGGCTACCCGCCATCGTTATCTGAGTAAAGGATAGATACATTTTAAATGTATTGATAGGTCTAGAGTATTGCGATTGATTGATCGGAAAATCTACACTTGAACGTAACACGCACCATATATACGTCAAGATGTTGATGCTAGTACGCTTTGATAGGGAACGCACGTGCCAACAACTGCCAGAAACCACTCGATGTCTTATCACTAGGTTTAAGTAAAAAGTAGGGATTCCGCAACCACAATCCCGGCTCGCATTAATATATTTCCACAATTGGGTAAGAGCGCGAGCAGTATCGTTTAAGCCGGTTCGGGGCGGCAATATAGTCCCTAAAGCCCATACCTTAAAGCGTATTCGCATGAGTATATTTTAAGGTATGGAGTTTCCCATACCATAACTAACAAAAGGGTAAAATCATGAATGAATTAAAAATAGTTGATAGCACCAAAAAACCTACAGTTAAGTTTAACGCTGATAAGATCGTACGGGCTTTTGATCAAGTAGAAAAGAAAGCTGAAATCATACAGCGTGAAATGCTTTTATTGTTGGAGTTCGCAAGTACGCTCGACAAAAAATCAGTATTGTCTAACCGTGAAATAATCAAGGTTTTTGAGCATGATATGAAAGGCTTAGACAGAAATCGTTTAATCGCTTGGGTATCTGAGTATTCACCAATCAGAATTAAGACCAAAAACAATGGTCACTTCGAAAAACTAACATGGAGTGCATCTCATGTTAAGAACGCTAAAGAGCAAGGCAAGGATAGCTTTAACGTTGTAAGCGCAAGTAACAGCTTATGGTATCACTTTGAACCTGCAACGACTGTTGCAGTTAAGTCTTCGGCTATAGATCAAGCAGTTAAAAAATTAGTATCTGAAATAGCCAAATTGGGGCACGAAGATCACACTTCGATTGATAAGGTAGTAAGTGCTTTACTGCAAGATCAATTAGCTAGCAAAACGTTAACCACTGCCGGTATCGAAGAACAGTGTACTGAAAAGTTCGACACTTGGGCATTAGCTTACGACGTTAAGCAAGAAGCATCATCTAGAGTCCAAGAACAAAAAGCTGCAGCACGCAAAGCTAGAGCAGCAGCTTAATTCCAACCAACATCAAGGGGTATTTATTACCCCTTGTATACCAATATACATTCATTCGAGTGTGTATTGTTATGCTTTTTGTCTTTTTTGTATTAAGACACCAATTAAGACGTATTGAGACAAACCCCAAATTTTGTCTCAATACAAGAACCCAGTAAACACGGGGGCTCCAATGGGGTATTAAGACAATAAGACAATAAGACATAGATATATAATATAAAGGAGGAGGAAAAAAGAGAAAGCTATAGTTCTCATTTCCTGGACGAC